GGAATTTATAGGTGGTTAACAAACTTGACATTGGCTATGAAATGGCACAGCTTGACTTGCGCAATCGACAGTTCTATGATGAACTTACCGATGAAGAACGCAAGAAGTTCTCTACATATCTTATGTTGCGTTGGGGCAGTGTAGTAAACGGTATTCCAGAGTTGCAACAATATTATTTGCAAGCAATGAACGAGCGTGTTAATAAACGGTTCTTTGATATCAACAAGCATCCTAAACTACAATGGCTGCTACTGACCACTGTAAGCCCTAATATGGGCAAGCATCGTCATGAATGGATTGCATACAACAGCAAGACTGCTAAAAACAAACGTGCACAAAAAATGTTAGAATTATATCCGCATATTAAAAACGATGAAGCAGAACTGTTAAGCAACACTATTAGCGATGAACAATATAAAGCAATGTTAGTTGAACTTGGATATAGTGATAAAGAAATTAAAGAGGCGTTGAAATGACCATAAAAAATGCAACAACAAATGATTATAGAGTAGCATCAATACTTGTTAGTGATACACAGGGTGGTCAATCGTTATATTTTAACTTTTCACCTGATATGATTGAATTAGTTACATGGTGGCAAGAATGGAAACCAGTATTTCAAAACAAAAATGAACTTGTAATTGATGCGTTAAACCAAGCACGAACTTTACACGAGATTACAAAATAATATGGATTTACTAACTGTTGTTTATCGTGATGAATTAAATTTGCTTAAAACACAAGCATACAGTATATCTTACTATCTTCTTGATGAAATACAAAACATATATGTTATATTAAATGACGATACATTATTACATAGTGATATAGAAACTTTTTGGTGGGGTTATCACCAAGATAAAGTAAGCGTATTTCATCGCAATGAGTTTGGTTATTATCCATCGCCTCATCTTAAAGGCTGGTATACTCAACAAGTATGTAAGATACTTGGCACAGCACATGCAGAAAGCAACTGGTGCATGATACTTGATGCTAAAACATGGTTTATACGTCCTTTTGAAACGAGTGAAGTATTTGATCCATATGGCCGTGCGCGATTTGCAATATGGGATATTTCACATAACTATTGGGATTGTGGAATTGAATATCTTAAAAAACATTATAATATTCCACGTTTAGATTGGATAAGTCCTGCTGGTGTTCCTTTTCTTGCAAGCACACATGAAATGAAACAAATGATATTGCATGAACCTGATTTTGTAAGTTGGTTTGATAATAACTGTGAATTTAACCGTAATGGTATTACAGAATTTCTTTGCTACAGTGCATGGATAACAAAACAGGGCAATTTTAATAATCTATATACTGGCGAGCAATTCATTGAAGTTGCTAATTTAGCCGATTATGATGTGCCTAACTTTAATGTGTGGTGGAAAAAAGTTCACAAAGAAAATACGCTTACTGCAAGTGTGCATCCACGTGCTTATAAACTTCTTGACAAAGATCAACGCAGAGCGTGGGATGAATTTGTAAAGGAACGAATATGAAAGCCATATGTATGGTTGCGCATCCCGATGATTGTGTAATCTTTGCTTATCAATTCATTATGGAACATCGTGATTGGGATTGGACAATTTGTTATCTTACCTATCAACGAACCGATCCACGTGGCGCAGAGATTTCCCAATTTTGGGAACGCCGTGGTATTCGGTCAAAATTTTGCGGTATGCCTGATAATTGGGAAAGTGTTGAAAAGGGTAAAACAGGATTTAATAATGGTGATGCGGAACAGTGGATACGTGCTGTATGCGATGGCGCAGATATTATACTAACACATAATGAAAAAGGGGAATATGGACATCCTCATCATTTATTCATTAATAAAATAACAAGTTTTATTTCAATACCAAAAGTGTATTTTGGAAATTATCCTGATTTTTATAACCATTTAATAGGCACAGCTACACCACCATTTGACCCAAGTGAACTTCCACTTCACGAAGAGGTAATTCGTGGATTTGATTTGCGTATGTGGAAATATTTTATATCACCTGCTGCACAAGATATGTTATAATTACAATATGGACGAATTGCGTAAAATAGCTATGGAAGCAGCCAAAGATGTAAAGCCAGGTGCGCATGTGTGCAAATACTGTGGTCAAGGTTTTACACGTGAAAGCACCCTACAAGTTCATCAATGTGAGCCAAAACGCCGTTCAATGCAGCGTAATGAAAAGGGCGTTATCATTGGCTTTAATGCTTGGTTGCGGTTTTATGAAATTACACAAGGCAGTGCTAAACTAAAATCATATGATGATTTTTGTAACAGCCAATTCTATAATGCTTTTGTAAAGTTTGGTCGCCATTGCGTTGCTATAAGCGCAATTAACACTGAACAGTTTACTGACTATGTATTAAAGAAACAAGTCAAGATTGACAATTGGTGCCGTGATAAAGTTTATGCAGAATATCTCTATGGGTTATTGCGAACAGAAAGCGCAACCGATGCACTTGAACGCAGCATTATTACAATGCAAGAATGGGGCGATGAAACCAATAATGATCTTGCAACATACTTTGCTAATGTAAGCAGTAATCGTTTTGTGCAACATATATTAAATGGTCGTGTGAGTTGTTGGGCAATTTATTGCTGCGATAGTGGCATTGATAAACTTGGCACATTAACAGAAGAACAAGTTACTATGATTATGCCATGGATTGATCCAGAATTTTGGCAGCGTAAGTTAAAAGATTATCCCGCTGATGCAGAAATGACACGCCATATATTAGAACAAGCAGGTTTCTAATGACACAGCGTTTTTTAGTTATAAATGCATCACTTAAAAATATTCGTGATTTGTCTGATGAAATTAATACTATTGACCTTATAAAAAATAACAGTGTTCTAGTGATTGTTAATCCAACATGGTGGGTTTCTAATGAAGCAGATATTATAGATTGGTGCAATTCTTCCTTGACAACTTGGTCACAAAAAGGTATGATTTTGGGGTTCATCAATGATGAAGAGCGTGACTTATTCCTAATGAGATGGGCATGACGTGGTTTATTATAACTTGGTTTTATCTTGCTGGCATGGGTTTAACTTATGCTATTGATGATAGTGACTCGCCGCTATTTTGGTTTACTACTGTTTTATTGATATTTTGGCCGTTATGGGCTACTATTATTGCATTATGGTTTGTTTGGCTTGCTATTAAGGAACGCAAATGGACATTGACATAGACTTTGGAAACCGTGAGGATATCTTGAAATTAATCAAGCATATACCTGCGTCTATAACCCGTGACGGTGCTGTTGTCAAGCACAACACTGGAGTCTATGTCAATCCTATTCCATACGACCCAATTAGTGGATTAAGCAATATTGATTATAATGAAGCCGAAGAACTTGGCTATATGAAGTTAGACCTACTGAACGTTCATGTTTATAATTCAGTTCGCAGTAACGAGCATCTTGACGAACTCTGTAACCGTGAACCTCAGTGGGAACTGCTAAAAGAAAGGGATTTTGTTGCCAAACTTATTCATCTATCAAATCATTTTGATGTCGTACAACAACATCTTCCTACTACAATGGATATGCTGGCTATGCTATTGGCAATCATTCGTCCATCAAAGCGGTATCTCATTGGAAAGCGATGGCGTGAAATAGCTGATGAAATTTGGATAAAACCAAGTGAAGGTTATTACTTTAAGAAAGCGCATGCTTATGGATATGCGCAATTAGTTATGGTGCATATGAATTTGTTATGCGAGACGCTTAACTAATTGAACGACTCGTCTTTTAGTTCTGCGTTCTGCTAGTTTTGCTATACTGACAATGTGACCATGTTGTTCACGAATATCTTTTGTTGTTAGCGTAACTGTGCTGTAACGATATTTGTCCCATGTTCCCTTTAAAAAAATATTAATAGGTATAAGACGATTGCTTTCCCACCACCAAATATCAGCAGCTTCTAAAAAACCACGCTTATCTTCTTCAGTGCGTAATTTATTAAAAGCATACATTGAAACTATATCGTAGTCGTGATTTTGTATGATACCAATGTAATCGGCGGTTGGGTATTTTATATAAGAAAGGAACGGATATTGTTCAAGCATTTGTTCAAGTGAAATCATAATAAATATTCAAAAAGGTCCATTAAGTTGCAACAAATTTACGGTTATTTATATCCACAAAT